CCAATACTCCTACACCAACTCCAACAGACACGGCAGTACCACCAACTGATACTCCTACACCAACTCCAACAGACACGGCAGTACCACCAACTGATACTCCTACACCAACTCCGACTGATACCAATACTCCTACACCAACTCCAACAGACACAGTAGCACCACCAACTGATACTCCTACACCAACTCCAACTGATACGGCAGTACCGCCAACTGATACTCCTACACCAACTCCAACAACTGGTAACTGCCAACCATTATTCGTACCGGATACAGTTGACACAACAGGATACGGATTAAGATATAACCTAGGAGGAGAAATAAACACACCGTTTGCTAGTCTATTCGGGACACCAGATACGATAGGAGGAGTAACAGGAACAGTTTACTCAGTATGTTCAACTATATTACCTTTATGGTGGAATATGTCCACAGGAAATACAGAACAGTATCCTACAGGTGTAATTAACTTAGCATCCGGAGCACAATGTACAGCTAATGGAGATTGTGAATGGACACCTGCACCGACTGTCACACCAACTCCTACTCCAACAGACACAGTAGCACCACCAACTGATACTCCTACACCAACTCCGACGGATACAGTAGCACCACCAACTGATACTCCTACACCAACTCCGACGGATACTAATACTCCTACACCAACACCTGCACCTGAGTGTAACTGTATAACGGTAGATGTATTGAATACTCAATTGCAAGATGGAGGAAATGATCTATACTACATAGTAAATGATTGTACTGGAGGATCTAGAGATATTAACTTATTCAGTACTCTAGGATCAGAACAAGATGGATCTACTTACTTCGGAATATGTAGTTCAGGTACTACTAGTAACTTATTTAAGTATGGACCTAGTGGATCACCATTTGTTGGGTTACCGGGAATGAATGTTAATCCTACTTTAACAGTATGTACAGTAGATATAGATTGTTCACCAGTACTACTTGCACCTTCTACACCAACTCCAACAGCAACTACTGTAGTATTAACTGATACACCAACACCAACACCGGCACCATTGGATTGTGATAATAACATAGTAGCTGGAAATAATAATCCTTTATCAGACAGAGGTTATTGGAGAGGTGGTTTTAATATAGGCACAATTGATACAAATGCATACCCATTAGAAGTACCATTATCAGGTTGGGTTATATCTAGATTCACCTACGATAACACGTACGATAATAACACATTATGGTTAAGTGCTCAAGGAGAAGATAGACCTTATCCAAACTTATTCGATAATTTAAAAGTAACTACCCCTCAAGGGATAGCTAATTTTACCCCTCAGAACTCTAATCCTAGTTTAAGCGGTAAAAGTAATGTTGACGGAACTACAGTAGTGTACTATACTTGGGATACACCAGATGTAGTAATTAATAATGGGGATAATGTTTGCTTGGAATGGTCAGGAACAGTCCCAGCTACTAATACACCAACCCCTACTAGTATTCCAGCTACCGATACACCAACACCGGTACCAAATACTAGTACACCAACACCAACTCCAACAGCGTGTTATGAATGTAGTGATGGTTGGCAATCACTTAGTACATTTGATTATTCTTATGGTACTTATGCTGATATAGCAGTTTGTTCTACTGATGGAGCTAGTAATACCTTATATTGGTCAGTTCTTGATAGACCAAATAGAATTAATATTTACTCTAATGGTAGCGTAGATTATACTACAGGATGGCAAGGAACTGCAAATTATGCAGGACCATGGGGATCCAGCTTAAATACATTAAGTACAGGAAATGCTTCATTCACTTGGGGAAGTACATCAAACAGGTTAGTACGTATTGAATATGGACCAGCAGATTCATCAAATCAAATAGCAGACGCTGTTGAGTTTAACATAGTATGTAATACCTCAGCTACAGCAACTCCTACACCAACACCAATACCAGTAACTAATACCCCTACCCCTACACCAGCTCCTGCAACAGCTACACCAACACCAGCTCCTGCAACAGCTACACCAACACCAACTCCTGCACCATTAGGATGTTTTACATATTCAATCCAAAATAATGACCAATCTCAAAACTTAACATTCCAGTATAGAGATTGTGATGGAAATTTAATTCAAAATCAAATAGTTACAGCAGATTCAGGTACACCTGATTTCTGTGCTGAAGAAGGAAGTGTAAGCAGACAGAGTGGAACCTTTAGTTGGGTATTAACGACTGAAGCAACAACATGTACAGTAATTCCAGCAACAAGTACACCAACACCTCAACCAGCAACAAGTACACCAACACCTCAACCAGCAACAAGTACACCAACACCTCTCCCTAGTGTTCCAAGCGAAACGTTAGGGGATGGAGCAACCAACACCGACGCATGTAATGACTTTGCAACAGGAACAGGAACAGTACGTTACTTAGATGATTTCTTTCCATTCGCTACAGTAATATATAGAAATTCAGATGGAACAGGTACTGCTGCTGCAGGGTATTATTCCGATGGAGGAGTCTGGAGATACTGGAACGGAAGTGCATTCACCTCTAACGGTAGCTGTGAAGTATATGGAGGACAGCTTTAAATTAAACTAAAACAAAATGTGGTTATATAATACAAAACTAGTTACAGAGATTTCAGATATGCCCGTAAATACTTACGGGTTCATATACGAAGTAGTACACATATCAACCGGTAAAAAATATATTGGTAAAAAAGTTTTATATTTTGAAAGGAATAAAAGACTTGGTAAAAAAGCCCTCGAACAATTAAAATTAGAGAGAAAAGAAAAAGGTATAGGAGGAAGAACCCCTCTTAAACAAAAAATAATTACTGAATCAGATTGGAAGACATATTACGGTTCTCATGAGGATATAAAAAAAATACTCAAAGAGGACGGACCAGATAGTTTTAAAAGAACAATCTTAGAATATGTACCTAATAAGAAGCTTCTAACATATTATGAATGTAAATACCTATTTATAAAAGAGGTATTAGAAAACCGAGATAATTACATTAACGATAACATACTCGGTAAATTCTATAGAAAAGACTTTAACTTATGATTAAATTAAAAAACATAATCGGATATCCATCTCTACAGTACCATATAGACAATGGACTCTCTTTATATGAGAATGTCTACCGTTACTCTAGTGATGCCTTTGTTAATCTATTTGCTGAAGCTAGAGAAGCTCTTAGCAACGAGGAAATAGAGTTATCTGAAGAAGATCAAGAATTATTAGAAACAACTGATATTGGAGAATATGGAGACTATAACGGTATGAAAGTACCTTTAGATCTTCCAATGGTATCTTCAAAGTATAATCCTTTATTTGAAATCGGAACTTATATTGATGAGATGATGGAGAATGAAGATCTTTTAGATGAAGGAGCCACCTTAGAAGGTATGATCGACTTCGATGAAATAAAAGAACTTTGTGATTCAATTGGAGTTAACATTAATATGGAGCAGTTTAGAAAAGCTGTTAAACATAATAATGAGAACTTAGACTATAATGGCTTTGATATGATTAAAGCTTCAGTAGATTATATCCCAGAAGCCGAGTATAAAGGAAAGAAAGTTCAATTAAATAAACCTAAAAGAGGAGGTTCTAAAAAATTCTATGTTTACGTTAAGAACCCTAAGACAGGAAATGTAAAGAAAGTTTCTTTTGGAGATACTGGACTTTCAGTTAAGTTTAAACAAAAAGGAGCTAGAGCTTCATTTGCAGCTAGACATAAATGTGCTGCTAAAAAAGATAAAACAAAAGCAGGATACTGGTCTTGTAATATCGGGCGTTATTGGAAATCATTAGGAGGAAGTTCAAACTTTAGTGGATACTGGTAGACCTTACATAGAAGAATTAAAAGATGGTTATATTATTAGAGAGTTCTCTGATAAAACTCCTTCTATGGAATTTGTTTGGCATAGAGATCGAAATGATAGGTTAATAGAACCTCTTCATAAAACTGATTGGAAATTTCAATTAGATAATGAGGTACCAACAGAATTAAATCGTATATTTATAAAAGCAGGAACTTACCATAGATTGATTAAAGGTACAGGTAACCTGACTTTAAAAATAAAAGAATCATGAAACTAATCAATATACTATTACAGGAAGAATTAAAAGAAGGTTGGAATGACCAGGCAGTAAAAGATAAATTGTCTCAAATAAACTACGATACGATTTCATCCTACTTCAACGGTAAGAGATTCTCAGCTCCAAATCCTGATGACAGTCTAAGACAGATTAACGATGAAAGAGATTGGAACGATTGGAAAGAAGGTACTATTAAGAAGTGGGGAGATGTAGAAGTAAAACTAGATAATACTGCAGTTTGGTTTGATCAAGTTAAAATACTAGATACTGCTTTTTCTAAACGGAAAGCTGATTATACAAATAATAAAGCAGCATGGCTTGATTCTGAAAGAAAAGCTGGAAAGACTTCAGGCTTAGATTAAAACATTATGAAACTAGCAAGAATACTGTTATCCGAAATATTACAATCTACTCCTGAATTTGATAGAGAGATTGATAAGATTGTTGACCAAGGAGGTAGGCATTTAGGAGCAGGCGATTATGGTTCAGCATACCTTTTAGGAGGAAAAGCAGTTAAAGTTACTACAGACGAAGTAGAATTAGAACATGCCGAAATACTTAAAGGTAAAAAAACAAACAACTTTGTCTATATATACGATGTAGAAATCTTAGAACCTAAACTTGGAATCATAGAAATGGAAGTTTTAGGTGATTTCAAAGGAGATATTCCTGACGAATTTGTAGAGGCTACTAAAGCCGAAGCCGAAAGATTCGGTATAGACCCGGACGAATTAGACTTCATAGGTGATAATATAATGATTCACCCAAAGTCCGGTAAGTTAAAAATGATTGACGTTTAGTTGGTAGTTTAAATAAAAGTTCTTATCTTATATAAAGATACGGACGAGTTATGGACTATACATTTTTATTAGGATCCATTGAGAATTTATTAGGTAAGAGTAACAAGAGAGCTAGAGATAACTACGCTTTCCATTGTCCTTTTTGCAATCATCGCAAACCTAAATTAGAAATCAATATGGCAACCAACGAAGAAGGTAAGAACTTCTGGGAATGTTGGGTATGTCAAACTCGTGGAACTACTATCCGATCTCTACTTAAACAACTAAAAACACCGAGAGACCAAGCACAAGAAGTATTAAAGTACCTACCTAAAGGTACCTACATTGAGTATAATAAAATCAAAGCAGTAGAACTTCCTGAAGAGTTTCAACCTCTTTATAGTGCTTCGATAACCTCAGTAATTGCTAACCAAGTAAGAAAGTACTT